TTTGTACAACTGGTGCACCACCATAAGAATCTTGTTGGTCATTATTTTCAGCTCTTTCCATAGCAGCTGAATACATACCTAACCATTGTTGAGCTTGATTAGGTTCTATACCACCTAAAAAATTAGCAGCATGATATAATGATCCATATAAATAAATAGCAGGATGATTTAATAAAATATAATTAGTTGTATTGCTATCTGATAATTCATTAAAAGCTTTGTAGTATTGTAGATAGCCTGTGTATGATGTGTCTGGTTGTGGTGCAAATCTAAAACTTTCTGTACCATTATCTGATTCAATAGTATAAGTTCTTGGCATACCTGATGTTGAACCACCTTTGATAGATATTAAGTTAGAAGGTGTAATATAATTTAAATGATATTTAGTTCCACCAGATAGAATATAAAAAGATCTAACACCAATAAATCCTGAAGGTACTGTTACTGTTTCTGCATTAATAGTAATAGAATCATTTTGTTCCATTTGTCTTATTCTTAACTTAGCATTAAAATCAGCTTCAGTTAATTTAATAAAGTCATTAGCTATTTCAGAAGTTAAATCACTTCTATTAAGCCAATTAGCTATAGATGTTTTAAGTGCAGAATAAGTATTTAGTGCCATTACATTCTTCCTGGTGATGTTCTAAAATATCTAAAATCAGAACTATTTAATTTTTCTCTTAATATTTTACTTCTAACTTCTTGAGGTAAAGCAAACCAATTATTAGTACCATTGTATTCTTTAGTCCAAATTTCTAACATTAGTCTTGGAATACTAGCTATACGTTTCATATCTTTAGATGGAGTATATCCATCATTTTGATTGTATAGCTCTTTATTTCTTTTTAGTAGATTGGTAACATTCTCAGTTTTTTTAACTGTTAGTTTACCATCAGTTTCTACATAATAAGAAGTACCATCTTTTTCTTTATCTCGTAGTATGCTCATTACTCAGTTAGTTCAGTAACGTATGCGTTTACAGTTCCAATTACAGCTACTTTTTCGCCTGGCGATATTTTAAAATATTCATAATCATCAGCAGGTAAGTATATTGATGAAGTAGTTGCTGTTGGGTTTACACCGATTTCTATATGACAAGCAGCATCAGCTGCAACTCTAACGTAAAAGATATTATCAGATATTGCTGAAGATTGTGCTGAAGTACCAGATGATGTAACTTTTTCTGTTGATTTTGGTTTCATTGCTAAGTGCATTATTTTCTCCTGTTAAATAAGTAATAGGGGAGTTTCCTCCCCTATCACAATAATTATTAATTACGCAGATGTTGTAAGATCAAATACTCCACCTGAAGCACCTTCGTTTCTAGAGATCAAAGTAAGCTCAGCTAAGATCTGTCTTTTCTCAGCATCTCCAGTTTTTGAAAGTTCATGCATAGTGAAATCTCTTAAGAAACCAACTGACCAGTAATCCATATCTAGGACTAATGCGTCTCTATCTCTTGAGAATCTATTTGGAACAACTTCTAAATCTCCGAAATCAGAAGAATATACATCAATAGATGTGTATAAAGTTTTATCTTCAGACGCATCAAATCTAGTATTTCCACCTGTGAAACCAGAAATTTTTTGTTTGTTGAAAGGGCCAACCATGATTACTGATGGGTTACCACCTGCATTCCAAGTTCCCTTGATTACATCTTTAAGCATGTCCTCAGTTAAAGCTCTTTGAGTACCATCATTTCTAGCATCTGAACCATCAGAAGCAGTTGGATCAGTACCATCAGAAGCTTTGTTTGAGTTAGTTGCAATCCATGCACCCATAGAAGCAAATGTTCTAGCAGCAGAAGATGAACCAGCAGCTCTAGCTTGGTTAGTCAAAAGAGTAGACTCAATGTCTCTTTTTAATTCTTTAGACTTTTTAGCTATTTGGTATGCTAATTCAGAAGCTCTACCAGCTTTATCAACAGCTTCTTGTGTACCAGTAATTACAACAGTTTTATCCATAATCTGTGTGTAGTTACCAATTCTAGAAGTTGCAGTTGATGCATCTAATGTAGCTTCATCACCTTCGATTACAGCATTGTTAGTTACTGCTGCAGCCAAAGAATCAGTTTGCCATTCATGGAAAGTGTTTTTTACTTGCTCTCTAGCAGCTGCACTCATGAAAGGAGTTTCAGTTGGAGAGATAGAGTAAATAACATCTTGTAAGTCTTCTCTAATACCTACTGCATCATAGGTATCAAATGTATTTGTTGCTTGTGTCATGTTATTTTATCCTTATTTGTTTGAGATTATTTCAAGTATGGCAGATTGAGCATCCTGGATTTTACCAGACTTTTTCACTCTACCAAGTTTAGATTGTATGACACTTCTTTTAGAACTTTCAGTTTTTGCTGTTCCAGACTTAACAACTTTAGGTGCATTAACTACTTTCTTTTGAACAATAGGTTTTGCAGCTTTTAAGTTTCTGTAATCCATAGCATCTTTTAAAACTTTAAGAAATCTATGATCAGCTAAACTACCAATCTCTTGATCATTAAATCCATAGTCAGATAATGTATTTCTCATTCTAACTTTTAGATCTGATGCTTTCTGAGGATTAGATAGCTCAGGTATTGCCTGTTCAGCTAGTTGTTTTTGTTCATTAAGAAATTGATTGTATTGCTGTTGTTTAACAGCTTCTGATTTCTGTCTAAGACTAGCAAGATGTTCTCTTTGTTGTCTCATTTGGAAATCTAATTTAGCAGCTGCTTGAGGATCTTCCTCATACATAGCTTTTAAATCAACTTCAGAACCTTGATCGATAAAACTATTTGCTGAATGCATTAACTCATCAAGTTCTTTTAACTTAGTATCATACGTTTGACGCAAAACACTTTTTTCTTCTTCAAGATTTTTTCTTTCCAAAGATAAAGAATGTGTCTTTTGTCGGTAATCCGAATCTCTTGAATAACCTGACTTAAGTTCATCAAGGCTAACCTCTAACTCTTGACCATTTACTTTTACTCGGTGGAGTGAAGGTTCCTCAACTTGTTCTTGTAATTCAGTTTCATTCTCATTCGTTTCTTGATTCTCAGTACTTGTAGCTTCTGTAGCAACTTCCTCGATCTCGGTTTGGTTGCTTTCTTGAGCAGCTTCAACTGGAGCTTCTTGTTGAGTTTCAACAGCTTCAGGTTGAGCTTGTTCTGATGGCTCTACTTTAGTTGTAGGTTCTGATTGTCCTTCTTCAGGGTTCAGTATTCCTGCAATTTTATCAGCAGCACCTTGTACAGATTTATCTGTATTCATATGTTTCTCCTATAGTTATCGCTTCGATTAAGATTGGCGAGATTGGCTTCCTATTTTCTGGTTAAGCCATTTAATTGTTCTAGCTCGGCAGAAGCTAGTTTACCATTTTCCATGACAGACAATAAATGACCTTTTACTTTATCGATCATGTTATATGCCATCCAAAGAACTTGTCTTTGTTCATGGTCACTGTAAGAAGTATTGAAAATTTCTGACTTATATCTGTCAGCTAAATAATCAAATGCTTCCTTCATCAGGGGTTCGTCCAGCAGTTGCTGAGCTTTCACCCCCTCCGAAATCTGTTTGCTTAGATCCTTTTTCATTGAAGAATTGTTTTTGACCTTTCATTATCTCTTTAAATATATCCCCTGATTGTCTAACTTGTTGCTGTTCTATCATACTTCTATTACGCATTTCAAGTTCATTAATCTGAGTATTATATTTTAATTCCATTTCTTTGATTTGTAATTCAAAGTCAAGCAATTTCTGTCTCATTTGAGCTTCCATTTTCTTAGTCTCAACTTGAGCACTTAAGATAGCTCTTTCGTTTTCACCTTGTACTTGGGCTAATGAAACCTTTTCAAATTCAGTTGGTGGTTTAGGAGGAAGTGGTGGCATTTGAGCTGCACCTACTTCTGGATCCATAAAGTATGGTTCTGCACTTCCTAATCCAGTATTCTCTACTAACTTTTGTAAAGTTTTATGAATATTTTTAAGATTGACCATTGGGCCATAAACATTCTGTTGTAGATTAATTGCTTGTAATTGTTTCTGTAATATAGAATTTAAAAGAATTAGTTGTTGTTCTTTAGAACCTGTACCTAATCCTACTTCTACATTTATATTAACTCTATCTCTCCATTCAAAAGGAGTCATTGGTACAAACTTACCTCTAATTCTTACAAGCTTTTCTTTTTGTTGATACTTGCAAAGTAATTCAAATATTTTTGCACCTAAATCTTTAACACCTGTTTCAGCAAATATTCTAGCAATCAATTCCATTCTCATTTGTGATTGAGTTAGGACTTGGTTCATACCAGTTGCTGTATCAGTATTTAATGCATCAGCATTTAATCCTTGAGCTGTTCTAGTAACACCTGATCTTGCTTCTCTAACAGCATCTAAATAACCTAATAAACCAGAAGCTTGTTCTGTAATAGGTTGTGCTGTCATGACTTGCATAACATTTTGTGGTGGTTGTTTAGTTCTAACAATTCCACCAGGTCTGTTAGTTAAAAGATCATCAATAGCTACTTGTCCATCCTGGACAGCTATTCTGTTATTATTAGTTAGATACATGTTATCCAACATTTGTCTCATAACAGTAGATTTAATAATTTGTATATCTTCAATTAATTCTGAAACAGATCTACCATAGAATCTGTGTGGCATGATAATTGGAGTAACAGAAACAAATGGCATTGAATCTATTTCTTGAACATCAAGTAATTTATAAGATCCATTACCAGCTAAACAAATTTTAACTAATTCTGCTTTACCATCATCATCAATATCTATTCTTGCATAACATTCATGAATTAAAACTTCATCAGTAGTTTCATCACCTCTATCTTGTGGAGCTGAAAAATCTGTCTCCTGGTGTCGAGTTTGTCTATCTTCTAAATAATATTCATGATCTCCAACAGGCATACTTTCGATAACATCTCTATCGTATCCCATTTCTATTAATTGTGTTTTAGTCATATTAACTCTATGACAAACAAAGTTAGCTGAGTCTATTGACTTAGCTCTACGTTCAATTAAAAATTCTTCAGGTGGAATAGGCTCAATTCTAACTTGACCATATCCAACTGTCTTATGAATTACACAATCATGAAAAGTAATTGTATCAATTACCTTATCATTATCATCTTTAAATTCTTCTTCGTATTCTGTATGTTGTGAAACTTTAACTTCAGGATCTGCAACTAATAAATTAAATTCATCATCAGTTAGCTTTTTATATTCTTCTCTAGTAGTTTTTTGAGCATCATCCCAATAAACTTTTAAGATACCATTCTTTTGAATTAACGCATCTTTGAACGCAGTATATAAAGCTTCAAAGCCTTTATTCTCTTTATAGAATACATGATTAATATAATCACTAGCTTGTTTAGCTATGTCTTCATCTTCAGGGCCAACAGGCTCACAGCTAAATACATTATCTCCAGCTGTAAATATTTTCATTAAAGAAGGCATTAAGCTTTCAACAGTATCAGAAACATCTGTTGATATAACTTGTGATCTACCTTCTACTTCATTACCAAATGGTTTACCAAGATAATACTCTAATGATTTTCTTCTTTTAGAAACTATTTCTCCACCAATATAACCTGATGAAGCTCTTATCTCTCTATTTAAAATGGATATAATTTCGTTATCTGTTTTTTTCATATAATATATTTAGTTGTTACGTCTATTGGTCTATCCCAGTCAGTTGTATCTACAGGATCATGAACGCATCCATATCTAAATGCGTCAGCTGCATGTGAGCACCAATCATGTAGAGGTTTGTTTTTAAAAACTTGATTCTTCTCATCCCATTGTTTTCGATATTGTCTTAATGCATCCAAACCTAATTTGCATTTTTCTCTATCGAAATAACAATTTGGTAAAGCATTCCTAACAGATTCGATACCATGATCAACCTCTAATTTTGGAGCTACTTCAAAATCTATACCTAGATCCTGAGCAACTTCAAGTCTTGATTTACCAGTTCCTAATTCTCTTGCTTGAATATCATGAGGTGCAATATGTCTTTCATAAGCATAGTTCTTTTCATCAAGAACATCTGCATAATGTGCTAAACTCTCACCTGAGTTTTCATAATAGTCAATCAAATGTATTTCGTCACCAATTCTTTGTGCAAACCAAATTGCAGTTGAATCTCCTATGCCCAAATCCCACCACGTCTCAATACCAACATGTTCATCAACAGGCACTTCACCAATTCGTTTTTCTTTTTCTGCTTTACTAATTAGCTTACCATAATAAGCTCCTGAAACTGCTGCTGTAAAAGAACATTCAAATTCCTGTTGGAACTGTTCTTCTGTCATTATATCCCGAGCTTGTTTTAATTCTTCGTCAGGAATAACTTTAGTTTCACTAGCTCTATATAATTGACCAAACCAATCTTTATGACCTCTTAAAGCAAAATCATATACTTCCCAAAATTGATTATGGCCCATTGGTGTTCCAATAAACATAACCCAACCAAGATGATCAGATATAGCAGGTCTTATAATTTCTGTCCAAACTCGAGGAGCCATTATGGCATATTCGTCCAGGACAACTCCATGAAACCCCATACCCCTCAAACTGTCTGGATGATCAGCTCCAAATATTTGTATTGCTGATCCATTAAACAATTCTATTTTTAATTCTGTTTCGTTTTTACTTCCACCAAGATACATCAATGGTTTGGTATATTGTTTTAAATATTCCCAAGCAATAGATTTACCTTGCCTATATGTCGGAGCTACGAATGCACATTTAGACATTGGTTTTGATACAGCTGTTTTAATCAGTTGATTAATAGCTAATACCGATTTTCCAAATCGTCTATGACAAACAAGTACATTAAATCTTTTTAAACTATTATGTACTTCTCGTTGTAATGGTCTAGGACTATAAGGTATTGCAATAGTCTTAGTCTTCGTCTCCCCACTTGATGTTGATTTTGATTGGGCCATCAGATCCTAATTTTGTAGTCGTAGTCGCAAGTTTAGCATGAACGTAAGGTGCAGCTTTTTCTGCTGCCATCATTTTTCTTTCTGGTGATGACATGGGATTATTAAGGATTGAAAGCAAATAGTCAAGTGGAGAATGATTATATTTTTGAGCTAGATCATCTAGCATCTTCCACTTCTTCTTTTTGGTAGATCCTTTTGGTCTACCTGCTCCTTCTCTTTTTCCACCTAGTCCAGCCATTATAAGTAATAAGTCCTTTTGCTTGGTTGATCTAAAACCATATCTCTTAGATCTCTATTCTCTCCTGGTTTAGGAGCTTTTCTATATCTTCTAGTTGGTGCACCTGCAACATATGCAGCACCAGTAAGTGCTAATCCAGCACCTGATAATCTAATTCCTTTTTTAATTACACCACCTACAGTTTTTCCAACTCTT